TTCCGTCTCTACGCCTATATCCACTAGACCTTTTTTTAATTCCGAAAATGATTTCAGGATGACACCAAAGCCGATAAGCCCCATGCCGAACTTAGCAAATTTACTGGATACCTTGTTAAGATATTGCTCCTGCGCGGACATATTGCGCCTTACCACGGCGGTTGACCGCGTTAATTCGCTGTTCACATTGCCGGTCATTCTCCGCACCGCAGGAGTTATGCCGTCATCAAGTAATGCGGTTGCCCTGATTTCAGGTTTTGACATATTTGTTTCTCGATTTTATTTCTTCGATTTCCCTATTTGTCGATACGTTACAAAGCAGCGAAAACGCTTCAAGCAATCCTGCGGGCTGATCCAGCCTGCATCCACCATCTGGATATTCGACATAGCTTGTAGCTTTCCAGTGGTAAAAAAAAGGCAAGAGCTTACGTACTATTTCTTTTCGGTTCACTCTTGCCGGGCATCGCCTCAGTTCAAAAAACCCTTTGCCTTCGCAGATATCGCAGTTGTTGTCACCGTCACAATAGCAACCAGGCGACATTACGGCGAAGTCTAAATCATAATCGCAGCCCTTATATTTTTTGTCTTCATCGCTGCAATTCCCGCAATTGAAAAGCTGTTTAAACGGATCATATTGAATCGATACGCTCGTTATCAGGTTTTTTTTTCTTCCTTCGTCAGTCGGTTGGCCCGATACCATAGATCCCCAAGGACGTTGATTTTTTCCTCAATTGCAAAAAGAGAACTAGGCTTTTTCCCCTCGGCGATTTTCGGCATCCTTCCCTTTTCGTCCTTCCATGACACCACGACCCGATCAAAGAAATCTCCCAATTTGTCCAGCCGCGCAACATTAAAATCAGAAAAACCCTCCTCCATGAAGGCCATTAATTCCCGTTCGTTATCGCCGGTTTTCGGCTTGAACGTCCAGACAACTCCGTCTTCATCGGTCAGGGTCACGTTTTCCCGCGCTGATAATGGGATCATTTGCCGCTCCTTATGCGTCGTTGACAATAACGGAAAGCGAATCACCTATGAATTTTCCGCTGATGTCGAAGGTGTTAAGCCCTTCGTCGTTTCCTTTTTTAATGTCGGTTATCTGCGTTGCGCCGGTGCTGCTTTTCACCGTGATCCGCGAACCGGCCACGCCGAAGGTAAACTGGAAATCACCAAGTGTCGGCGTGTCTATTATGGTGTATGGATTATTCGGATTAAGGTTCTCCTGATAAATCGTTGCGTTGAAAACGGGATCGCGCCCGCCGATGTCACAGCGCAGGTATCCATAATCCTGTGAGGGATCCTTAATCAACACCAAGCTGTTTCCCGGCGTAACGTCGAATTTTATGATTTTCATCCCGGTCAGCCCTGGGATGGTCATCGTGGATGCCTTGATCAGCGCAATGATCGCCGTGGTTTGCGGCGTGAGCGTGCCGGTAACATACGATGCGGCGGCAGGGGCACCGTCCAGGACGCCCTTGCCGGTTGCCGTGAACATCAGCGGCTTGCCGAGTTCCCCGGCCATTTTCCAGTCAAACATGGCGCTATGCACTTTTGTCAATAGACCGTCGCCACTCGCCAGATCGCCGGTATATTCCCAAAGCGTCATGTCCTCCCAAGCGAGCAGGGCCGCCGCATTGGGCGCGCTGGTAATCGCATATGTCCGCAAATTAGTGGACACAGTTTGCGACATGCCGGAACATTTCAGGAAATTTTCAAATATCGACTCCGTTGTTGATCCGGTCGGATAGCATGGGAGCTCAACAGAGATATCGACAGGCACATCGCCGCGCACGCTTTTGGCCTGGCCAAGCGTTCCGTTAATTACATCCAAAGGCTGAACATTATAGCGCGGATCAATGGAAAAATTACTTCCAACCGCCATGAAGTTTGCGCTTGTCAATGCGCTCTGCTTTGTCCCTAGTGCTGATTGCTTTAATGCGAGCAATACATTTAGCTTTGAATATGATGGCATGGATTCCCGCCTTTCCTATGTGTTCTGATAAAAAACATTCCAGTACGATTCAATATATTTGGGAGCGACAGCATCCTGGGATGGCCCGGGTTTTTTATCGCTGTTTTTATACGTTATCACGGCGTTTGCATTTGACAATGCAAGCTGCCCGCCATTGGGGCCAAGCAATGCCTTCAAATCGGACAAATAATCATCAAGAATTGAATCAATAGCAGAATCCGGGTCTTCCGAATACGTGGTGTTTTTTCCGCGTATGATGATTTTAAGCAACGCATTTGAAAATCCCCATTGAGCATGCGCCTCGTTTTCCGCTGCCGTATCACTGTCTGCATATTCGATATCGTATGTAGGCCCGGCATGATCCAAGATGTTTTCGTCAATGTTTGCATCATAATCATAGCCATTGGCAATTGTCAAGCCTGAAATCAATACGGCAATTTCATCGGCGATATCGCTCAAGATAGCCATATCGTACCTCCGCCGACACGTTCGGCCTGCGACAAAGATCCGTCCGCCACCCAAAGCATTTCCCGCGTTATTTGTCCCGCCAACCGGCTGCATTCGTTTTCGTAAACATCGTATTTTATTCGATATACCTCGGTATCCGGCGTATCCGTATCTGTGGAGCCGATGCTGTCGCGGCAAACCAACCGGCAGAACAAGGCAATCAGATAATTTTTCACGATGGGATGAATCGGCGACCTTAAATCGGCCAAGCTGGTTGTGCCGGTATACAACCCGACAGACTCTGCAAGCCCGATGAATTCATTATCGATATTGTCAAGCCATGATTCAATCCGAGGATCGTCAATGTTAATTATCGATTTTACGGTTGAATCCGTGATGTCATTGACATTTATATAATGACTCATTTTAATCCCGCCATTCTGAATGCACGATCAATTGCGACCTCCATGTTTTTTACAAACGCAGGAATGCCACGCTTGAAAGCACGAAACAAAAATTGATCTTTTGGAAAGCCAGGATGATCTACGTGACCCTTGAAAGAAACTACCTTTTTTTTCTCGGCGGCGATTTTCATCCAGAACGGATTTTTTATCCCATTGCCAATATATGGTTTTTTCGGCACGAGTATGCCGACACCGCCCTTGACAAAATACAATGCCTTTTTTGTCTTTGCGCGTATCTCATGCGGGCGCGTGCCTGTATGCTGAAAATATGCATCCTTGGATATCCCCGTATCGATGAATACCTGGCCCCATAATCCGCGCTCATCATCAACGCGCTGCCGGATGGACTGCTCTGCCTTGCCGCCTGAATGCGCAATGAATTTATGGTGCTGTCGCGCATCGTCAACAATGGATTGCATGCTCGTTTTCATAGCTACGCGCATGGTTTTGTTTATCGCATCGGGATATTTTTCAGCAGCCCGGCGCAATCCCGTAGTATCGTAATGCAAAGAGAATTTCATAGATAATTAAAAAGGAGGGAGCTTTCGCCCCCTTCCCTTTGAATATTACCCGATGATTGTCGCAACGAACTGCGGCATCACAACTTTGAAACCGTACTGCAAATGCAGTTGCCACGTGACCTCGCCGTATCCACGGGTTTCGGTCAGCAGATATTGCAGGCCAGTTCCCTTGGTGTCGGTGATTGGCATGACGGAAATGATCCCGCTCGGCTCAATGCGCGGAGGGCGCACAAATCCGACAACCGCCATGCGCTCGAAAGCCACATTAGGCGTATAGGCCGCAGTGGTAGTCATTGTGTCATTGTCAACGTGTTGGATTTTTAATCCGGGCTTATTGATAAGCACGGGCGTTGCGCTGCTATCGGTTGACACAACGTATTTATTTGCGTCTGCCGATCCGCTTCCGCCGCCGCTCCCGAATGCCAAAACGTCGCCGGCCTCGAAAGTTCCCGACCCGCCGTCATAGGCGAGCGAAGTTTCCGCAACGGGTTCCGTCGCAGAAAACAACCGCCCGCTGTTCGTGCCGGCGGTGTGCGCCGCGATATTAGAATCCTCGGAAATCTGGAAACCGAATTGCCGCCGCACGATACCATCACGCCTTTCCGCGTCGCTTCCGGCCATACCCGCCTGCTGGATAATGCCCAGGTTCGTCAGATTCAGGTATGCCGCAGTGTCAACGATGCATTGCAGATCGGCCATCGGCGCGCCGTTTTCCCTGAGAATTTTACGAATGGCGGTCAGCGCAGTAAGGTCGGAGGCAAACGGCGTTGTTGCTGCCGTGCCATAGGCCCGCGAGCTGCCTTCCTTTATCACCACCAGGGCGGCGGCTGCGGCTTCATTCCGCAGCGTCCGCATTCCCTGCGCGATGAGCTGCTTTACCCAATCGGCGCGATTGTCGTTGCCGGTGCCATTCGACAGGCTGAGAACTTGTTCGTCCGTCAAGTGCCAGCTTGTGACGCTGGATGCGGTCTGCGTGATCGCAACGCTGGTCGCGGTTTTGCTGGTGCCTTCGCTTACCGCCATTGATGGCGTCCAGCTGGTCGCGGATGCGGACGGCGCAACGGGAATGGTCACGGTGTCGCCGTATGCCGCATTAAGGCTCCGAAGATCGATAGCGCCAAGGACATTTGCCGGTTCATTTGCCACTACGTCAGCGGCGGCAAACAGGGTTGGGGCAAGTGCGGTCAAAGAGTTACTCATTTTTTTCTCCTAGGTTAATACCCCGCCGGATTTTATATATTCGGCGCGGGCTTTTGGTTCAAGTTTTTCCCATTCGCTTTGTATCATTTGCTTTTTCCCCGGGTCTCCACTGCCTGGCGCTCCACCGCTCCCCGGCCTTTGCGTGTTGCGCACGATGCCTGGATTGGCCTTTAAAAAGCCATCGATTCCGGAATCCAGTTCTACCGGCAATCCGTTATTGATAAAGACAACGGATTGCTCGTCGTCTGTCAACTTCACACTCCCGGATGAAATCAAATTCGGGATAACGTATTCAGATGCGTATATTTTCTCACCGATTTTTTTGGTCAATACCTCGGTGATTTTCGCATTTGAAAATTTTATCCTTCTTTGTTCCGCCAACTGCTCCGCTTCCGCGTTCTTTTTCGTCAGCGTGGCAATGGCTTTTTCGAGCTGTGAAATTTTTTCGTTTTCGCCTTTTGAAGCGGCAGACAATTTGGATTTCAGAATGGCGATTTGTTCGGCCATATCCGCATCAGGGTCAACGCCCAATTCCTTATAATAGTCACGCAAAACATTTTCGTTTGTCATGCGTTTTTTGATCTCACCGCTTTTTTTCTGCGATTCGCTAATTCCCTTTTGTCGTTCCGCTTCGATTGCCGTGCGGATTACATCCGCCTTCTCTTCCGACAATTCCTTCAGAACTTCATCAAGCGTCGCCATAGAAACCTCCTGCCTCAACGGGCATCCTCAACGGGTTTTGTAAACAATTCCGCTTTCGCCTCAACGGGCGCAGCGGGCATAGAAATTGATTCCCTATCGTAAAATCCGATCATTGCGCGGCATTCGGCCAATGCTCCGGCGGCCTGGTCGAATTCCATTCGGCGTTTATCCAGAACCGTTTCCAGTTCCGATATTCTCCGCTGCAAAAGCTCTCTTGTGATTTCCATTTAGCTATTTGTCAGCGTAACCGCTGCCGGGATATAGTATGTCGTTGCATTAACCAGGATCGGCAGCTTGACCCATCCGCCCGATAGCGTGCAGGTTCCGGCGCCGCCCGCCGCGGTTGCGCCAGTCGTGCTCCCAAAAATGGCGAAAAAATCCCAGGTCCCGGCCGCCGGATTCGGAATATGTAAACATCCGGCTTTGCCGGTATGCGTGCCGCCCAGATTGCCGCTGCACTGCACCGCGCCAACGCTGCCGCCGATTGTCGCACCACTCGGCACGTCAATCGAGGCCATGATCGCGCACGAGTTTGCTGCGACGGTTGCGCCGGATGTAGCCTCGTAGTAGGCCCAGACCCCGGCTTTGTTGCCCGTTGACGTATCCGATGCGCCGTAGTTTTTCAGGTGCCCTTGCAGCCCGAAAACCGACAGGTCGCCACTCTGCGCAGCCGTCAACAGCATGCGCGATCTCGTCAGTTGATAGGCTGCCGCAGTCAACGCCGCGCCGCCGTCGTTTCCGTTGATCTCCAGGACTTGCGGCATAGCATTGGTGAGAGCGATCCCTAATCCAGTTCCCACCGAGTTTGCCTTTTTCCCAATCAACACGCTGGCATTGTTGTCTCTGTCTCCCGGATCATTGTCGTTTGCGCTCCAATAATTGCCTTCAAACTTGAGCATAAAGACTCCTTTTTGTTAAGGGTTAATTTCCATGTAAAACCGATACTGGTATTTTTGCGGTTTTTGTTTCGACTCCATGATAATTTTTCAAAACCCCCTCCCAGGATGCGGCGCCGGAACTGAAATCGTTGTTTCCGCTTACGCCCAGAAGAACGATTCGCTTCTCTTGCGGCAACCGTTCGATCTGTTTTTGCACGGCTTTTTTGTCCTCTTGCGCCTGTGGTTTTTCCATCCCGAAAACAGGTGATAGTTTGCATGTGCAATACGGATGGTACGGATACGGCGGCCCCTGATCTTTTGGGTATCGTCCAGCCCCCATGCCATACATATCAACGCTCGCCCAGAAATCGCAGATATCATAATCCACATGGGCAGTAGACAAAACAGAACTCCAGCCGATTACATCTTCATCCGCCAAAATCTCACTGAAAAAACCATCACCATACGCCTTTGACATTTCGGTAGTGGCAATGCGCTCCGCATTTGATCTTGCTTTAAAAATGATTGCTTCCTCTATCGCGCTATCCAGTACCTTGGCGCTCGCGTTCTCGCTTGCATCCAGGATATCTTGATACGCGCGTTTCAATTTCGAGGTGGACGGATTCACCAGCCGGTTGATGCGCGCCTGGGTCGAATGCAGTAAGGTCTTGAACTGCTGGTATCCTTCCGCATCCCCGGAAATCCGGTATGCGTTACGCGCTAACCGCTCGATTTCAACAACATCCTCCGCAACATTGCTCTTGACAAGTGCCTTGTCGGTCAATTGCTGCGCCGCCGTCCGCCAGCCCTGCACTGACCCCAAAGCGCGCTGGATAGTAATAGCCACTTCAGGTGCATTCATTTTAGCGACGATCTCTCTCGATAGCACAGGCGCGCCCGCATACGCACGGTCAAGAAACCATGCGCGTATGCCCACGCCATCGGGAGAGCCAGCACCATATTGCAGCGATTTAATCATGCCGTCAATCACGAGTCGTTGTGTTTTCTCCGTTATTTTATTCACAATGAAAACCCGCTGCAAAATCGCCATGATGTCATGCACAGATGTTTCTGGCGTGATGCGTTTCGCAATGTCCGCGGCGACCTTTTCGCCTAACGGCATCCAGGCTGCGGAAAAATCCGCAACGTATTTATTCACCCTGTTGTATGTCGGCATTTTCCGCGCCTGTTTTTATTATATTTTGCATCTGTCGGTTTGATTCAAGGGCCGCGTCGACAGCATCAATTATTTCCGGTTTGTTTTTCCAATAAATCTCAGCATATTCCCGCCATAGATATTCAGTAATGATTTGCGGCGGCATTTTGTCCAGCGCAATCATTATTTGATCAATGCGATCCTGTTCATATGTGGGACTGTATTGCATTGGATATTCGGGATTATATTCTATCGTCGTCCCGATATATTTCCCGAAAATGTCAACTATGTTTTTCTCGAACCGGGCGGCGGCAGTCGCCGTTGTTTTCAATACAGATTCCTGCGCTCGGAAATCCCATTCCTTCGATATCCCGCTTGTCTGCGCCTTGATACCGATAACACCGTTTTGCTCCGCGATTCTGTAAATATCCTCGCGGATTATTTCTTCTCCACGAAACAGATTTACAATATGCGCGCTATCAGGCGAGGCAAAACCCGGCACGGTCTTTGTATCCGAAGGAAGATTAAGAAAATTGAATACGCCGCTTTTTATGTCCTTTACATTAAGACCGACTGTATAAAAAATGCTATGGCATTGCGCTTGCTTCATGCTTTCAATTTGGGAGGTGCATTGATATAGCATGTAATTCATCCGGGCGAGATCGAATAACGGAGGATCGGCCATGTTGTTTCCAGTTGTCGTTTCCACGAAATCGCTTATAGCCACTACTGGCACAACACCTAGATTATGCAAGCCGGATGCGATCTCAATAAGTAACAGATTTCCATCTTTGTCTATTTTTTCCGTCTCAACGAATAACGTCCATTGCTTTCTGTCCCATTTGCGATATTGGTTGACGTCCCTGCCATCCGCGCTTTTTGTCTTTTTGTCAAAAAACATTATGGAAATAATGTTATTGAACTTATCCAACTCAATGGCCTTTACTTCCTGCGGCAGCTTACCATACACATACGGATATGCGCGCTGCTCGCTTGCGGCAAGCATGGTATTCGGCATATCATCGTTTTTAAAATTATCAATCACCGTATAGGCAACACCCAGGACCCTTGCCGTTTTGATCTGGTTTTTTACAAAAGCATGAAAATCGGTTCCCTTGTTGTCACAGTTTTTGAGAAATCCCCCCAGCATGTCCCCTTCGGGATATTCTCCACGATTTATATCCGCGTTGAAAACCGGATCGACCATTGCGCGAATGATCGCCTTAAAAAAGTTTTTGTAGTACGCGCTTTTCCCGCGCGTGATGTAAAAAGCCTCGCGCGGATGCGGAATTAAATAGGTGCCATCACGAAAGCCGCCGGTGCCATTGAATGCATCCGACATGAAACTATAAATATTCATTTTGCGAACGTCAATCGCGCTGCTCTGGTCTTCCACGTTCGTAATGACATCGTGTTGATTGCTGACTGATATTTTATTTTGAGGCACGATCTGATTTGCTTCTGGTGTCATTGTGATTTTAGGCATTTTCTTCCCTCGTCAAATGGCAACCCTGCCGGAAAACCCGGTATTTTTTATGTACATTCGGTTAATCGCCTGCGTCAACGCATCAACGATATCGTCGTTGACGCTATTAGGAAACGGCGACAACTCATATTCGATTGCTTCATTAATCCACGGCGCAACAACTGGAGCGGGCAAATAAATATTACCAGACTCCACAATATGCGAAATTGCCGCTGCGCGCGATTCTTTCCCCTCCTCCGGCACAATCGGAATTATGCCAGGGATTTCATTATGGAGAATCTGTATTATCGCGTGCCCATTCGCTTTTTTCTCTATCAAGATTTCCTGCACCATGGGATACCGCTTTACAAATTGCCGGATTTGATTTACAGTTTCCGGGAAATCCCATTGCCCGCGGACCTGATCGAGCAGATATGCATCCGCACCCTTTTTTCCCCACAGTTGACCGACGACAAAATCCGAATCATCGTCTCCCTCGAATGCACAATCCCAACTCATGATGACCGAATCAAAATCATCTGGTAAGGAAGCCCAGAATCTCCACCAGTCTTTTTTGAAAATCCCGCCTTCCGGCGGCGTGGGATGCTGTTGATAAAGGGACGCGAATGAGCGCGGATTTTTAGATTTTATGGCAAGGATTTTTTCTATCTCGTGTTTTTCCGGCCATAGAACCTCGCCGACCTCGCGCGGATCGCTTTCAATCGCGCCTTTCGTTTCGCAAATCGCTGGAATGGATACGACCTCCCAATCGGGTTCCGATGCGAGGATACGCCCGGCAAGATCATCCTCGTGCCAGCGCGTTTGCACCAGAATTTGTTTACTGCTATTATGCATGCGCGTTTTGAAAACGTCGTTGTACCAATCCCAAACGCGATTGCGATACGTGCGGCTTTCCGCCTCCATCCGGTCTTTGATGGGATCATCAATTATTCCAATGTCAACAGTAAAGCCCGTTAGTGGTCCCATGACACCGACAGAACGATAAACGCCTGCATAGCCAATGATGTCGAAGGTATCGCTATTGCGCACATAGGTGCCGGCAGGGTTGGGATGATCCGGCGAACCGGACAAATAGGTATTAGGAAAAATCGTTTTGTAAATAGGATCATCGATTGTGCGTTGCACGGCCCTGTTGTATTCCTGCGCGCGGTCAGCCGAATAGGAGCAACTGGCAATGCGGCAATTCGGATCGCGTCCGAGGATATACGCCGGTGCTGCTTTGCTGATTATTGTTGATTTGCCATGCTGCGGAGGAAGGAAAACGGCGAGCTTTTTGATTTTCCCATTTACAATATTGTCAATCTTATCCGCAATGAGGCGATGGAACCATTTACACTGATATTGTTTGTTTGTCAATAAGATGAAATATTGCAGATACGTCCGCGCCGCGCCAATGACAACGGATTGAACGATCTTTTTGTTATTCGCTTTTAGCAATGTGCTCATAGATTTTATCTATGACATCCTTGCCGATTTGGGACATATCAATATTGAGAGCATTAGCCTGGCCGCCGATGTTGATGTCCTGATGGTCGCGCAGTCCAAGATTCTTCATTACAAATATTGCATAACTTGACGGAA